TAGGACAGACACTACTACTAATCTTGGAAGTAAAATATATGATGGTATTAATGGAGCTCCTGATTATCCAGAAGAAGTACCAATGGAAGAATATATGAGTAGAGCTAAAGCGAAAAGAGATAAAAAGAAAAGAATTCAAGATGAGAAAGATGAGGAAGAGAGACTCGCTGCAGAGGCAGAAGCCTTAAGAAGAGGAGATAATGCTAATATAAACTTTGATTCGCGGCATGGAGGCAACTATGTAAGTGGTCCTTCTACTCAAGGCCCATTGACTAAAATTTTACAAAGAAGAGCTAACGGTAAAGATAATTATGGATTTTAATTGGGGCGTTAAAGACTGGCTTTCATCAGGAGTAGAAAATTTCTCTAAAGGATGGGATAAAACTAAGGGAATGATTAATGATGTGCGTAATCGTAATGAACCTTCTAATTTAGTTGGTATGCCTCCAGGCTCTCAGGATGCATTTCAAGCTAGTTCAGATACGCAATCTCAAAATAATACAGCTTATAGCAGTAATGAACCTTGGAGTGATGAAGAAGAAAATGAATGGAATATGGATGATGGAGGTGACCAGACTTTACGAGATTATAATGCTATGAATCCAAGTCAACAAAGAAGGCAGATAAGAGAAAATAAGTTTAAAGGTAGATTTCAAGCCTTTGAGCAAAAACGCCCTGGAGCAGCTAAAGTAGTAGGAGCAGTAGGAGCAGCAGGAGGAATGTTAGGTCAAGCAATGAGTAATATGAAAGCTCCTAAAGCATATGAGTATAAAATGATGGGTAGACAACCTCAAAGACCTCAAGGTCTTTTAGGTACTCAGTATAGTGATAGTATACAATATTAATGAAATTCTCAAGTAAAGCCTTATGGTTTTTAAAAGTACAAGCAAAGCGCTTAAAGATTAGCTCTAAGTGCTTTTTTTGTAATATATACAAATGGTCTATGTATGTTAGAGAAATAGAGTCTGATAACAATCCTAAGGCTTCTGCAGGTACTACATCTGCTAAGGGAGTATATCAGTTTACAGATGCTTCAGTGCAGACTGCAAAGAATAGAATGAGCAATATGGGCTTTGATAACGAAGATATTAGAGGTATAGACAATAATCCTCACAATTGGAACGATGAAGACGCAGATTGTATGTTTTTGTCAAATGTATTTGCTCAAAGAGGTTCTGATAAATTATTGATTAAAATAGGTAAAGGTGACATAGATGCTATGAAACAAGCCTATTATAAGTTTCATCACACGGCTCCAGATATAGCTACTAAAAAAAGAGTTGATAATATAATAGTTTAATGTATACTATTGATATACACCATAAAGGTGATGAAAATCCCACAAAGTACATGGTTTTAAGAAAAGAAGAGGCGGATGATAAGAATCTGGCCTATAAACATTGGAGAGAAGCAGATGAAGGAGAATACGGATTGTCCGATGATGACTACGTGGCTAAGGTCATCAGTAAGTCCACCTATAAACCTACTAGCGTTTATGTGCGTTATCCCTTTGGTTATACTTTTTATAATCCTAAGTATAAGTCTGTTAAGCTTAAAGCTAGTGGTAGGAAGTCTAATACGACCATTAGTGGAAAGACTAACTGGGAAGTCCTGTCTAATGGGCAAAAGATGAATAATTTAGCCATGGTCTATGCACAGACTATGGACTATAATAAAGCAATTGAACACGTTCTAGATAATCCATCTAACAATACTATAGTTATGTGGAAGAGAAGAATGAAAAAGGAGAAGTTTAAAGATATGGTAAGAGATGAACTGCAAAAGTTACTTCAAGAGCATGGAATGACAGAGGGCTTTACATTAGATTTACTTGAAGAAACTATACAAAAAGCTAAAGCTAAAGGTGATGTTACTAACTTAATGAGAGCTGTGGATAACTTACAAGATATGCATGGTATGAAGGATAAGCATCAAGTTAAGGTTACTGAGCAAATAGAGGCTACAAGTAATACAAAGCTTATAGATGAGCTTAGAGAGACTGAAGATAAACTAACCGCTACTAAAACTACTATTACAGAAGAATAGTGGACTACGAGGAACAATATGAGCAGATACAAGCTCTTAAGAAATTACGTAATAACATGGCTTTATTCGGTAAGCACTGCTTTCCTACTGCACTTAAGAAGACAACACCACCTTTCCATACCGATATATACAAAAATCTTGCAGATGATGATAAAAAGAGAGTTTTAATAGCTGCGCCCAGAGGTACAGCAAAGTCTACAGTTACTACACTTATATATCCATTATGGAGAGCGGCTTTTAAGAGAACAGATGAAGAGTTATTTATAGTTATTATATCAGAATCACAAGCTCAGTCCATTAACTTCCTATCTAGAATTAAATATCATTTGACTTTTAGTACAGAATTTAAAAACATATTTGGAGACTTAGGTCCTGATACAGCTAGTAGATGGACTCATACTGATATTATACTAGCAAATCATACTAGAATAGTAGCTGTAGGTACAGGACAGAGAGTTAGGGGTTTCTTACAAGGAGACACAAGACCTAACCTAATTATAGTAGATGACTTTGAATCAGAGTTGAATGCTTACACTCCTGAAGCTAGGGCTAAGAATAGGAAATGGCTTACTGAGGCAGTTATACCATCTCTATCAGATGAAGGTAAAATAGCTATGATTGGTACAGTTATATCAGAAGATTGCTTTTTATGCTGGGCTAAAGAGTCTAGTGCTTGGGCAGTACTATGGTTTGCTATATGGAACGATGATGAAGAGAGTATATGGCCCGAAAGGTTTCCCAAAGAGAGAATATTAGGTATTAAGGAAGAATTTAAGTCTGTAGGTAATATTAATGGTTTCTTCCAAGAGTATATGAATATAGCTCAGTCACCTGAAGATGCGCCATTTCAACCTAGTTGGATTAAAATACATCATTATGACTATGATAAAATACAAGGTCAGAATTGTTTAATCAAAAATAAAGGACTAGAGAATGAAGAAGTCAAACCTGTGGAAGTCTATATGGGGGTGGACCCTGCAAGCTCTTTGTCTGCTAGGGCAGATTATTTTGTTATTGCTGTTATTGCAATTGATAACGATAATAATAAATATATAGTAGATATATACAGAAAGAGAATATCACCAGCAGAACAACCAAGATTAATAATAGACTACTACAAGAAGTACAAACCTAGAAGAGTTAAGATTGAGACAGTCGGTTATCAAGAAGCCTTGAGAACTGGAGTACGTGAATTAATGAGAGAGGACAGCTTATACATACCAGGATTAGAAGCTGGGGTCAAACCTAGAAATTCTAAATCAGAGAGATTATTATCTTTAGTACCTTTATTTGCAAAAGGCGCTTTTTTCTTTAGGGCAGAAGATACTCATGCTCAAGCAGAGTTTTTATCGTATCCTAAAGGTAAGCATGATGATATTATGGATGCAATATGGACAGCTCTTCATGGAGCAAAGCCTTGTAGAATAAAAGAATTTAAAAAAGTCTCTGATGAAGAATGGCGATTACCTAAGAAAAAGGTTGATTGGTTAACATTATAAGTTGTAAATTACACAGATGAATAACAATGAAAATTCCACTAAAGTAGATGTAGTAGATGAAACTCTTCAAATATTTGATAAGTATTCATCGAAGAGAGATGTATGGGCACAGCACGCAAAAGAAGACAAAGAATTCAGATTAGGCAAACAATGGACTTCAGAGCAAAAGCGTGTTTTGGAATCAAGAGGACAAGCTGCTATTGTTATTAATAGAGTTCATCCAGCGGTTGAATCTGCTAAAGCTTTATTAACTTCAAATAGACCTGCCTTTAGATGTGCTGCAAGAGAAGACTCTGATAATAAGATTGCTGGCATTATGAGTAATATGCTAGCATATATGTATGATATATCTGATGGCACTGCTGCTATTAGACAAATGGTAGATGACTACTATGTTATGGGAGTAGGTTATATTCATTGTTATCAAGACCCTTCAAAAGATATGGGCAAGGGAGAGGTTTGTTTCCATGATGTAGACCCATTAGATGTTTATGTAGACCCTAATAGTAGAAGCAGATTCCTTGATGACGCTGAAAATGTAATAGTATCTAAACTATTTACTAAGTCTCAAGCTCAAAAGCTTTGGCCTATGTATAAAGATAAGATAGAAAACGCTACTACTAAGGGTGCTTTTGGGAAAGCAGGTGATTGGAATGCTCCTTCTACATCTAGAGAAGATGAGGGTCAAGTACAATTCCCTGAAGATGTTGGTAGAGTTAATGACCAAGATTATATAAGAGGATATGAAAGATATAGTAAGATAGATGTAAAAGAATATAGGATATTTGAAAAGTTTACTGGTAAAGAGAAATTACTTGATGAGGATAAATTTAAAGAGTATTTAGAAGAAGCAGCCTTTATTATAAAAGAACAGATTATAAAGAATGCTGAAAAAGCTGCTGCGCTACTATCTCAATTAAGTATGCAAGCAAAACAAATGCATGATAGAGAAGTTCTTTCTATGGAGAATGCGGGTTATGCTCATAGTGATATAGAGAAGGTAAAAGAGAAGGGTCCAGAACAGGTTCCCTACGAGCAAGTTACTAATAAAGATTTAGCTGAAAGAGGACAAATAGAGATAGTTGCAGTTACTATGTCTAGAATTAAACAATGTGTTATTGTTGGAGATGCTTTATTATATTCTAGAATTTTACCTCTACAGCATTATCCTATTATTCCAGCAATGAATATACACACTAGAACACCTTATCCAGTATCGGATGTAAGACTAATAAAACCTTTACAGGAATATATAAATAAAACACGTTCTTTGATAATAGCTCATGCTACGACAAGTACTAATACTAAGATATTAGTTCCCGAAGGAAGTGTCGACATGAAAGATTTTGAAGAAAGATGGGCTCAGCCAGGCGTTGCTCTTCCATATGACCCTACAGATGGGGCTCCTATGCCAGTTCAACCAACTCCTCTTCCTAATGAATTATATCAGAATGAACAGACAGCTAAGAATGATATTGACCATGCATTAGGAGTTTATGAAATGATGCAAGGTAATTCAGCTGCGGCTCCTCAAACATATAAAGCTACTATAGCTTTAGATGAATTTGGACAAAGGAAGATGAAATCAAAGTTAGCTGATATAGAGGGGGCACTTGTCAGATTGGGTCAAGTTGCAATACCTTTAATGCAGCAACTATATACGAGTGAAAAGATATTTAGAGTTATACAGCCAAACAACTCTCTTTCAGAGTATGTTGTAAATCAAAAGTTAGTTGATGATAAGACTGGTGAAATAGAAATATTCAATGATATAACTGTAGGCAAGTATGATATAATTGTAGTATCAGGTTCTACGTTACCTTCTAATAGATATGCAGAACTAGAATTCTATATGGATGCTTTTCAGAAAGGGCTTATTGATAGAAAAGAAGTTCTTAAGAAAACTGAAGTGTTTGATATGGAAGGTGTTCTTGAAAGAACTGATGAAATTGGTAAGTTACAGCAACAGGTTCAAGGACAGGAAGAAGAGATTAAAAAACTTAAAGGTGACCTACAATCTAGAGATAGAGAGTCAGTTAACCTTAGGAAAAGAGTTGAAGTTGAGAAGTTCAAAAACGAACTCGACCAAGTTAGCAATAAAGCTAAGGCGGCAGGGACTGTTTATGAAAGACGACTCGATGACAGCTTATCCACCGTTAAGTCGAAAATAAAAGATTCGACTAGCAAATTAGGCTCACCCTCTACTGGTGGTAAAAGAGGCAGCAAAAAGGAGAAGAAATAAATGTCACAAGAGAATATACAAACAGATACCCAACAGCCAGAACCACAATACGAATCTTTAGAAGAAGCTGTATTCGGTCAGACTGATGAATCTGCAAATATTGAAAGTGCTTTTACAACAGGTGAAACAAGCAATGAAGTAGCAGCTCCTGTAATAGGACAACCTGCTCAAGAAACTACTCAGAATAATGATGTTGATAATGACGAAAGACGTTATCAGTATTGGCAATCACAAGCAGATAAGCTAAGACACGAGAATGACCAGTTAAAAACGCGACAAGCGCCTACTGCTCCTGCTCCAGTTCAAACTGAATCTGTTAATGAGGAATTTCCATCAGCGCCTACTAAACCTCAAAGACCGAGTAGCTTTAATAGAGAAGAGGGTTATAATGACCCCTCTAGTGAAAGCGCTAGATATTTAGATTCAGTAGAATCATGGAGAGATGAAATATCTGAATACGATAGATTAAAAGGTCAGTATGACAATGCTGTGTTACAAGAGAAGTTTGACAATATGGAAAATCAAAGAGTTGAGAACATTAAGAGAAATCAAGCTGTTCAAGCTCAGAGACAACAAACTACTGAAATAAGACAACATGTTATGGGCCACTATGGTATGAATGGTAATCAAGCAAATGATTTTATTACTAAAATGTCTAAACCAGAGTCTTTAAATATCGATAATCTTGTTAGGTTGTATCAAATGAATGAGGGTGGCAATGTTCAACAAGGCCAACCTACTAATACACAACCTAGTGATACGTTCAAACAGGTTCAAAATGCACAGCAAGTACCATCTCCTATGGGAGTGATGCCTTCTGGTAATGCAAGTAATGACGGAAGAACGTTCGAAGATAAGATGATGGATACAATGGTAGGGAATTTTGATAATCAGAATCCCTGGAAGTAACTTTAATTAATCGCCCTCTCCTAAGGTCTAATAAGACAGTTGAGGATGGGCATAGAAAAAGGATGGCAAAATGGCTAATGCAAGCATATTTTCAAATGCTGGTGGTCCTAATGTAGCTCAAAGCTCCGT